AGGAGATGGGAATGAGCAACACAGATTTTGACGAGGACCTGCAAGATGAGGAAATCGAAGATGCGGTCAGTGAAGATGCCGATGCGGAAAGCCCCGACGCATCCGATGGTTCCTCCGGACAAACTGAACAACAAGCCGAGAGCGAGGTCAGCCCCGAAGGAGAAGTTCGCGAAGAACCGCAACAAGACCGGGTATTAAGCCGTGGCGAGAGGCGCTTTCAGCGCCTCGCCAATGAAACACGGGAAGCCAATACACGGGCTGAGCGGCTTGAGCGTGAAGTTCAGGAAATGCGGGCTGAACGGCAGCGGCAGACTGCGCAGACCCAGGAGCGAGAACCATCTGCCGAAGAAATGTCGTTATGGTCTACCGATCAGATTGTTCAGTATCGACTGGACAAGGCGACCGGGAAGTTCAATCAGACCCTGCAGCAAATGCAGTTCCAGAACCAGGAGTCATCCGACAAGACATCTTTCCAATCCCTTTGTGCAACGGATGCAAGGGCTAAGAAATATGCCGATGAGGTTGAGACTCGTCTCCTTGAACTCAGGAGACAGGGTCAGAATGCCCAGCGAGAGGTAATTCTGAAGTATTTGCTGGGAGAAAAGTTGCTACAGCAGTCCGCGAAGGCGACGTCTCAACAGCGCAAGCAGGGAGAACAGCGCATCGCGCGGCAGCGAGGTTCGAATCCACCTCCACGGAGCGACACGCGAGCAGGGCGGCAGGCGGAAACGGAAGCGGAGAAGCGAGCCAAGCGGCTCGAAAACGTAACGTTTTAACAGGGGCGGCGCTGAACCGTCCCTCTGATGGAGAGACGAAATGCCGACTAACACTGCTGGTCTGTTTTCACAGGACATCGAAGCCTATATAGCCGATGAAACCCTGCCCCTCGCCCGTCGCCAATTGGTTGCTTATCAGTTCGGTGACCCCTTAACCCTCCCCAAAGGTCGTGGAACGTCTTATACCGCAACGCGGTATAACCGTGTTCCCTTGCCCTTTGCACCCCTTTCAGAAGGTGTGCCACCGATCGGTCAGACCATGACCATCGCCCAGGTCACGGCTACCGCACTGCAATGGGGCGATAAGATCACCATCACCGATGTGGCTGAACTCACGATCAAGCATCCACTCGTCGCTAAAGCTAAAGAACTTTTGGGCCTTCAGATCGGTGAAACCCTCGATCGTAATACTTTCAATAACTTATTGGCGGGAACTCAAGTCAATTACGTGAATACGCGTGGCGCACGTGCGTCGCTTGTTGCCGGTGATGTCCTCAATCCTCATGAGATCAACCGGGCAACGGGTGCGCTTTTCACGATCGGTGCTCCCAGGTTCTCCGGCGATGAGATGACCAACACCAAGCTGCAGGCAGATGCAGGCGGTGCGAAGGCATCATCCAGTCCGAGAGCCATGCCGCATTACGTGGCGATCCTGCATCCGCTTGTCGTGCAGGATATGCGAGAGAACTCGACCATTGTCACGGCGTGGTCTTACAGCGATATCAATAGGTTATATAACTATGAGCTTGGGGAGTGGGGTGGGATCAGGTTTACCTTCTCGAACATGGTTCCGTCATTCACTGGGTTCACGAACTCGGCCAACGGTGTCACTTATACGCCCGGCACGTCCGGAAATCTGGCAACTAATGCCAACTACCGAATCATCGTGACGGGATCTGATAACCAGAATCAGTATGAGAGCCAGGTTTATGCGGTCTCGGGTGCGCAGAACGTCACGGGTCCGACCGGCTCGATTACGGTGGTGACGCCCAACGTCGCGGGCTTCACCTATAATATTTATATTGGCACAACGACGTCTCCGACAAATCTTGGCACGACGACATCGGGTCCGACGTCAGGTCCCTTGGCTGGTCAAGCTGTCCAGCTTCCACCTAATACATCTGTGGTCATCACGAATATCGGTACGGCACAGACGCCCCCTGCGGGCCCTGCATCGACGGTGACGGTGTATCCAGCCTTCGTGATTGGACGCGGAGCTTACGGTCAGGTCTCGCTTGACGACGTGAAGATTTCTTTCCTGATGAACGCTGATAAGAGCGATCCACTCAATCAGTTAAGGGTGGTTGGTTGGAAGGTTTATTATGGAACGCTGATTGAGAACCAACTGTTCTTCATGCGTATCGAATCCACCAGCAACTTCAGCGCAACCTTCGGATAATCGCATGGCTACTTCAACACTCGGTACGAACGCGACAACGAGCCTGACGTCGCTGGTTAACTCAGCGACCATGGCCCCGGCTGATTTGGCCACGATCCAAAACGGGATCAAAGATGATGTCATTATTACGCACCCGGTTTGGCCGGGTGCGTACTCCTACATGGATCTGCTCTATGTCCCGAATAGAGGAGTCCTTAAGGTTCTTCCCGGTGACTTCGTTGGGGTTGATACCAATGGCTGGCCGATCCTGGTGTCGGCTTATTCCATTGCAACTGGTGGATGGACACACACCTGATGGCTAAGCAGAAAGAACCATATTTGCCTCCGGATGCATCGTCAGATGACATTCCGGAGGATTACCTGACTGAAGCGCGTGAGAATGCCATTCGCAAGAAAGCTCAGCTGATTGCCGAGCGCGAGCTGGGCTTGATTGCGGACGATGGGGATAAGAAGGTCGTCAAGGGACCGTTAAAGAAACTTCCGAAGGATTATACGTTAACCCTTGATCTTGCTGAGCATTCCGATCGCATCATTCTTGATGGCGTGACGTATTTACACGGCGGAACCTATCATTTCGACCGTGCACAGTACGAGACAATCCGCGAAATCATCCATCGTGGCTATGAGCATCAAGCTGAGATCGAGGGTAAACCGAGGTTTGATAATGCTTATCGAAGGGCATCTAACATCTCGATTGATCCTTCGAAAGAACATGTGTCCGCACAGAACATCATTAACACGTCCCAGAACCTGCGTTAACGGAGATCGGAATGGATAAGCTTGTATCGGGGGAACCTGCCATTGGAATTTCGCTTGACTGCAAGATCAATGACAAAAGGGCACTTGTGATTCAGACATATTTGCCGCGCGACTCTGCAAATGGGGAAGTCTATCACCTCTTGGAAAAATGCCTGAATGCGGCTGATATTCTGGAAGTTCGTTATCGATTGAAGGACTTGCGACTGCTTCTTGAGAAAACGCTTGAAGAGCTACCAATCCACGAGAAGAAGGCACAGGCTTACCAGGAGAATGCCTACAAGAAGCATATGCAGACCAATCGACGGGGTGAGTTCAAGTTTTCTCAGGCTGAGCAGGCAAGCTTCGATAACATGACGACCAACGTTGCGGCGTGTCGTGAGAACATCAAGCGGTTTGAAAAAGCAATCGCTGAAGCAGAGATGGAGTTAGCCAATGTCACTCCAGGCGCAACAGATCGTCAGCCTCGCCCTCCAAATAGCTAAAGCTCCTGGTTTCACTATTCAGGCCGGACAGATGCTTAATGCAATTCTGTCCGAGCTTTGTCAGACCTATGATTTGGTCGTCACGCGCAAGAATTATAATTTCTTGTTCAATACGACGGGTTCGGATGCTCTTGGCTATCAGCCGGGATGTGGTCCCAATTTCATGCCTGCAGATTATCTTCGCGCGCCACGCAGGGGACACTTCTTCAATATCTTCGGCACCATCTATCAGATGGTCAATGTCGAACAGGCCGAGTTCGACAACTTCGTACAGTCTCCGGGTAATCAGGCTTATCCCTCGATGTTCTATGTAGACATGGCGCAGTATCCAGCTGCGCTCTATGTCTACTGGCCTGCAGGTGGCGCTTATGCGGCTACAGTCAGGTACTACTCGCAGATGCCTGACATCACGTCGCCTGAGACATCTACGGTCGTACCATGGTTCCCCAATACCAATTATCTCGTTCGGCGTCTGGCCGGTGAGATGATGATGTTGACCGACGACGATCGCGCGTCGGCTTACTTGAGTGCGGAAGAAGAGCAATTCCCCAATGGGGCTGCAGTGATTCTGCGGCGTTATCTGACCATGCAGGACGATCCGGAAGGGCGGGTCAAGC